GAAGTAGGAAAGGCAGAATATTTCGAGGATGAAGATTGCTGGGTTGCAAAAATAACTGAAAACTAACATATTATTAACTTTGCAACCGCTACAACGATTAAAAAGCTACACGAATTATGACATTGACTTACGAACAGGCTATGAAGATAGCACGGATGATGTTGCATGCTGCAACTTTTGATGGGGCATTCCTTGTGCTCCATCCCATAGTAACTCAGAGAAACGGGCGTGAGGATGTGCTGACTATGATAGCGCAGGCGCTTGAAGAACTGTCTGGCGTTGGTGCAGACGTCCTGTACGGACACTTGCGTTTCTCCAACGGGCATAACCAAATGGAGGTTAACGGGCTTGGTAGTGAGCGCGTAGCCGAGTTGCAGAAAGAATGGCAGACGGCTCCGATCTATAAAGACGCAAAAGGGCGGTCATACGTCATGTATGAAGGAGTATATACGCAGGACTATTGTTACCAGACGATAGATGTCGCGCGGTATGTTGACTTTGAACCGACGGGTCATAGCCGAAATATATTCAAGTTGCAAAAAAGGCTCCAGAGAATTTCAGATTACGCAGAACTCGAAGCACTCGAAGAAAGCGGGGCCATCGACGAAATGACTGACGAAGAATATCTCCGGATAGCTCATCTGTATCATTAAATAGAGTACGAAAAGACACGGCAATGAAACGACACGCATACATCCAGCTCCTGTTGCTGGCGATATTCCTGGCGGTGGTGATGGTGTTCCACCTCCATGTCATTGCTATGTTCGGCGTCAGTACGCTTCGCATCGTACTCGTCGTCGTCACCCTCGTCTGCATGGCCGCCACCGCAGCCATGTATGTATATGTGAGAAAGAGATTGAAGAATTAAAAAACGAAACGATTATGAAAGTAATATCAATCGAAGAAGTAAACGTACTGGTAAAGCTGAAACTGGACTGTCGCAAAGAAGACGACAAGGGCTATACTCTTGGAGAAGCAGACCGCAAGGTGCGTATCTTGACGGACGATGACTGCGTAGTGACGCGCTATCTTATTGATGGCGACGAGCGTATGGAGCGGTGGTCGCTTGATAGAGTCGTAGAGAACGAGGACGATGTTTGCCTGATTGACAAGGACTATGACATCGACCGCTATGATATACGTGACTGGATAGAGGCACAGCGTGATGTGTATGGTTGTGACGATTTTGAATCTTCATGCAACATCGTTTCCCTGCTGGCAAAGCATGGCCTGTGGAAAGACGAATACCACCAATATGTGAAGGATGCTCTTATGCCTGAAAGATGCGGCTATTCAGAGAAAGAGCAAGCAGTGGCAGAGAAAGTGACAGAGATACTTGACAACGACGATTTCGGAGGTGAATGCTCGTTAGAGAATGTCAAAGTGGACGATTATATACACCTGTTTGTGAGGGGTGGCATAGACATTAGCGGTATCGCTGCCATCGGCAAGGCATTCGCTGACAAAAATCCACGATTGTATAGTATTATTGGCAACGAGACAGAGATTGTAATAAAGCCGAAAAAGTCTTAGCCCGCATTACTACGCACACATTTATATATTATATACGCCGCTGCCCTGCATCAGGGTGGCGGTTTTCTATTAACTTAAAACCCAAAGCAAAACTATGAAGAAGTATTTTGCCCTGCTGTCGTGTGCCCTGATGGCACTGACAGCCTGTGAGAACAACGCCCTCGAAGAGAGCGAAGTGATGAACCCCGAGACGAGCGACCCGCAGCAGGTGACGCTCACCTTCTCGCCCTACGAGCAGGAGGCCATGACCCGCGCCGGAGGCGAAGCCACCAGCATCGCCACTATCGCCACCCGCCTTGACGTATGGCTCTACCAGGACGGCCAGGAGGTGCAGGCCATCCACCAGACCAGTGCCGACGCGGACTTCGGTACGGTGGCCCTCACCCTCGACAAGCGCAATACCTACACGCTCTATGCCTGTGCTCACAAAGACACCGGCGCGGCCACCCTGCAGGGCGGCATCATCACCTGGCCGGGCGCGAAGATGACCCACTCGATGTTCTATACCAAGACGTTCACGCCAGCCGAGACCACCACGCTTTCATGTCTCATGCAGCGCATCGTGGGCCAGTTCCGACTGGAAACCACCGATGCCGTGCCTACCGAGGCAGACAGGATCACCATTGCCGTGGACCAGGCTCCAGCCGCGTGGAACGTCAGCGGCTACGGCATGAATCCCAGTGATTACACCGCCACCTACCAGGGCTACAACCTGAACCAGGACGGCAGCGTAACCCTCTCCGCCTTCGTCATCGCCGACCCCGACGAGTCCGTGCTCCACACCGTCACCGTCACCGCCTACGACACCGCAGGCCAGTCCATCCAGCAACGCACCTTCGAGGATGTCCCCCTGCGCAACGGCTACCGCACCACCTATCGCGGCGCTTTCTTCACGGATGCCGCCTTCACCTCCTCGTTCACCGTCAGCGACTGGCAGGAGTTTGACACCGTGGAGTTCTGAGGAAGTGAAGAGTGAAGAATGAAGAGTGAAGAATTTGCTACCGCCGTCGGTGTCGGGTGATTTGCCCGCCCGATGGTCGTAGCGCTATTATTAATCCTAAAACCCAAAACAAAATGAAAACAACAATTATCCGTTCTGTCTGCTGCTGTATCACAGCAGCCTTTATGCTCGCCTCCTGCGAGAAGCCCATCCTCGGCACTGAGGACAGTAACGAACCAGAGGACAACGTGACCCTCACGTTCAGCGCACATGGCGCAACGACCCGCGCCGCTGCCACCGACATCGGCACCTGCTTCTCAAAACTCAACGTCATGCTGTTCAATGCCGACGGCACCAAGTATTTCGACAAGATGCGAACGCAGTACTCCACCGACGAGAACTTCGGACAGATGTCGCTCACGCTGCCCGCCGGTGAGTACGGCGTGGTTGCCGTCGGCCACTCCTCGGCCAAGAGTGCCACCATCAAGAGCATGGAGATGGTGCAGTTCACCGCCAGCGACGGCCAGAAACTGACGGACACCTTCTGCTATGGCGGCACCGTCACCGTGGGCGAAGCACCCGAACAGCACCAGCTCACGATGAACCGCATGGGTGCGATGGTGCGCTTCACGTTCACCGACGAGGAAATCCCCGCTCAGCTGACGCACGTCAAGTTCGACTATACCGGCGGCTCGGCCAATTTCAACCCCACCACCTCGGAAGGCACCACGAAATCGACACAATCAGAGACGCGCCCCGTCGCCGCCGATGACGTCTATGAAATCTTCACCTTCCCCTATCTCTCCTCCTCCGGCACGCTGAAAATCACCATCACCGCCCTCACCGCCCAGGGCGACGTCATCAAGAAGCGAACCCTCGATGCCGTCCCCGTCACGCGCAACCGCATCACCAGCTACACTGGAAAATTATTCTCAGATGAGGATGGTGTTATCACGCAGTCCGGCTTCGGCTTCACGGTCAACGGCGAGTGGGAGGGCGAGGACCAGCATGAGTTCTGAGTGAAAAGTGAAAAGTGAAGAGTGAAAAATTACGCCGCCGCGCTCCCTTTCATTGGGGATGCGCGGCGGCGTTTTTTTTTGCGCGGGCGGGCTGTGTGCGTCAGCTGTACCAGATGGAGCTGTCGGCGGTGGTTGTCGTCGTGCTCTCAGTGTCTTGGGTTCTCAGTTCTTCTTCTTTCATATCGCTCTTGGTGTTTCGGTTCATTTTTCAGTTTCTTAATACTCTCAGGGCCTGCCAGGTGTACCAGGTGGAGCGCGTTGCGTCGTAGAGGGCATCGTGGGCCTCGCTGCCACGGGCGTAGTCGGAGGGCAGAGGGTCGAACACCTTGTAGGCCAGTTCGGGCTGACGAAGTGTGGCGGGCTTGTCGCCGCTCGCCAGTTCGGGGTAGTCCTCAGTGATCTTGCGGTACTGGCGTAATGCTACCGCCGTCGCCCCTTCGATGATGATGGTGCGGCAGTCGCGGAACGAGGTGTGGGGGATGGTTTCCTCCAGGTCGATGTCGAAGCGGCGGCATAGGGAGCGGATGATGCTGATGTCGAAGTCGGCTCCTTGCGCCCATAAGCAAACGCTTTCGGTACGTAGTTCCTTTGTGGTATTGCGGATATAGTCGAGGATGCCGACGGTGATGTCCTCCACCGGTTCGGCCAGTCCTTCGCACACGGCACGCTTCGCCGCCTCCGTGCGCTCCGACCACCAGCGTATTGTGGCAGGGTCGAAGTCCATGCCCTCCACCAGGCACGTCCGCAGGTCCACATAGCCCACGTAAGGCTCCGGCCATCGTGCCGCCTCGTCCTCAGTCAGTTCGCCCAGGTCGTCGGCCACGGCGAACGGGTCCTTCTCGGCATCGCGCCGCCACGGCACAATGGCCACCTGCATCGGTGCGGCATTGGCCGAGAGGGCGCAGGTCTCAAAATCGATGGTAAAATCTAAGTGTTTCATTGCGTTTTTGGGGTTTGGGCTGCGGCACTGCCGCAGCATACTGATGATGTTAATAATCAAGCACGATGTTCCTGCGTTTCAAGATCTCGCGCACGGTTTCTGCTTCCACTTTGGCTATCGAGGCGATGTTGCTCACGCCCCAGCCCTCCTTCTGCAGGTCGTAGATGAATTGTTCCACGGTTCTGCCTCCATGTAGTCTCTTTGTCATAATACTTCAGTCGGTTGTTAAGTTGGATAATCATTGGTTGTATCTGTATGAAATTCGTCCTCGTGTGAGGTCGTAGGGTGACAGCTCTACCTCCACGCGGTCGCCCACCATCACGCGGATATGATGCTGGCGGATGCGTCCGGAGAGGGAGGCGAGGATGGTGATGCTGTTATCTAACTCCACGCGGAAGTTGTCGCGGCTCAGGTTCTCTACGACGCGGCCTTGTGCCTTGATGGCTTTGCCACGAGTCTGCTCATGCTCGGCAGAATGAAAACGAGCTTTCTTCTGCTCTCGCTTACTCGCAGCCTTAATCTGATCTTTTTTGCCCATTGTTCTGTTGTGCTATATTATTGACTATCAGACTGTTATTTATCATAATAGGTATTCTCGTGATTTTTCTGTGCGTCCGTTTCGCACCGTTTCTTGCCGTGCCATCGGCTGGATTTCTTGTCGCGGCGTCGTCGCTCGGCACGTATGTGGTTGTAGAATCCGGTGTAGTATTTCGGCGGATTGTCAGCCAGATATTGAAGGGTCTCGGCGGCCTCGCGTTGCTCCTTGGTCGGCTTGCCGAGGATGGGGATTGCCGCCATGCACTCGTTGATCAGGAAGAGGATGCTTGCCTGTCGGCGCTTCATCATCCTTGGCCACCGGCGCTCCAGAGCTATCTCGCGTCTGCGAACCCGCTGGTAGGCTCTGAGCATGGCCTTGCGGCTCTGGCCTTGATAGAACCAGACGGCCTGGCCTGTCACGCAAGAGTAACAGATGTAGCGGTATTTTGGTGGGCGGCGGTGGTACATATTGTTATTTACTATTTGTTTCTTCGGCCTCCGGGTCTTGCTCAGGGGCGGGCTGCACGTAGTTCGGGTCGCCCTCGTGGGCGGGGTCGTAGCGGTGCTTGGGCACCTGGCTCTTGCGGTAGAAGTAGTAGCAGCGGGGGTACGGCTTCTTCTTCACCAGTTCGCGGGGCAGGCGGTTTCCGTGCTCGTCGGTGGCTATGCTGAAGCCGTCGGCGGCCTTGGGGTACTGCCATGCGGCGCACTGGCGCATGCCGAGCGTGACGTCGGTGTCGGTCTTCAGTGTGATGCGCGGGTTGCGGATGTACGGCGACGTGCGCAGATAGTCGTCCAGCTGCTCGCGGATGCGGTTGTAGGCTCCCTTGATGGTCTTCTCGCCGATGGTGATGCCGCAGTAGTCGAGCAGAGAAATGGCCAGTTCGCGCTGAGCGATGGGGATACCGAGGTGGCGCTTATCGGCAAGGTAGCCTGCTATCCAGCGGGTGAACTGCTCGTCCTTCGAGGCGGCGAGGGCCTGTCTTAACAGCGCCCGGCTGTCGCGTGGCGGCGTAAAGGTCTCTTCGGGGTATTGCAGGAACAGCTGGCAGCACTGCAGCAGCAGGTTCCTTGCGTCGTTGAGTATCTGTGGCGGCAGATTATGGGCCACCTCCTTCACGCCCTCGTTGCGGAAGTCGTCGGCAGGAGTGTGGGCGGGCCGCGAGCCGTCCATCGAGCGGGGGTGATACCAGTCGCCTACGAGTATCTGGTAGGCACGTCGGTTCGTCGAGTCGCTGGAGAGGTCTATCTGCTCGTTGCTGGCCAGTACGAACTTCGGCAGGTCGTCGCCCGTCAGTTTAACAGAGCCTTTATAGAGGCCGCGAGAGGTGACGGAGAGCGGATAGTTGTACATCTTCTTGGGATTGAAGCCCTGCGGCAGTTCGTCGATGCAGACCACGTTGTGCAGACCGGGGATGACTTTGCCCAGTTCCTGCTCCATCACGATATTGCCGCCTTCGAGCGCCTTGCCGTCGATGCCGAGGGTGCGGCGAACGAGGGCGAAGAGTTCCAGGATGGCCGTCTTGCCCGTGCCGCCCGAGGCGAGATCCTCGCGGCGGGTGCCGTTGTCGGTGATGTGGATGAACTGCTGACGATTGGCTGAGCGGTGGCGCACCAGTGCCGAGCCGATAGCGTGGAGCATGGCGATGAAGTACATGTCCTGCATCTGCTGTTCGGTCTTGGTAAGCTCCTGCGTCTGCTCCTTCTCCCAGAAGATGCGGCAGGTGTTATACAGGAAGCGGAAGTGCAGCGGCATTTCTTCTAATGGCTTATCCATCACCAGACGGTAGCGCCAGAGCTGCTGCCACTGGTCCCATCGCATGTTCTCCTGCTTGATCTCGTCGTCCACCTTCGCCGCACTGAGTATCGCCTCGTGCTTGGCCAGCTCTGTCTTGTAATAGCCTGCCTCCTCCACGTGCCACAGGCGGTCGGTGATGGTGAAGTCGCCGTCGAGGATGGCGTCCTGATTGGTCCACTGCTTCATCTGCGAGTATGGCACGAGGCTGATGCTGTCCTTCGTCACACGGACGGCGGTGTTATGGAAGAAGAAGTGGTCGAAGTCCTCGCCGAAGCTCTTCTCGTCGAAGTCCATCGTCTCTATACTTTCCATGATACCCTGCTCCAGCTTGGCTCCGTAGATGGCACGGCTGAGGGCACCCTTCTTGTCGTTGAACTCAGAGTGCGCCCGTAGCCATTCGGCCATGATGTCGCGCACCTGGGGCACCAGCTTATTGCTGCCCTTCTGACCCACGAACAGTTCGCTATAGGTATGGTCGTTACCTAATAGGAAGAAGCGGCTGAACGACTCGTCGCCGCTCTGCATTACGCGGCGCACGATGCCACGGGCACGGAGGAACACGGGGGTGTTCCGCAGATCGAACTTATAGCGGGCGCGGCTGCTGCCGTCCTGTTCTTTTCGCTCGCTTTCCCATTGCCAGAACTTGCAGGTCGGGGTGTCGAACATGGCGTTGTCGAACCACTCCGTCGGGTCGTCGTGCTGAAGTTCGGCGGGCATCAGCCGCTCCACCTCGGCGAAGTGCTGGATGAAGTCGGTGGCGTCCTTCAGGGGCTTTGCCTTAGTTTCAGGTTTCAAGTTGCAAGTTTCAGGTGTCTCGCCTCCATGTGCGCCAGCCTTACTTGAAACTTGAAACTTGAGACTTGAAACTTGCCCCAGCTCGCGGGGCAACCGGAGCCAATGCACGGCGGGGTTGCTCAGGGCGATGGCCTGGCTGGCCTTCAGTCCTGTCTCGTCCTCGTCGTAAATGACGTACAGACCGCCCTCTACGCAGACGCTCTGGAGCTTCCTCAGCAGTGCCCGCAGCCAGCGGTTAGGGCGCATGGTGCCGCCCTTGCCGTCGAAGCCTGCCAGCTCGCTGTTGAGCCATACCACATGCGCATCGCTGTGGCTATAGACTGCCATCGCATCGCGGGGGCCGGAGCATAGTACGATCCTGCCGAAGCGAATCTGTTTCGTCTTCTTCTCCTTATCCTCTATCTCCACGTAGGGATGGCGCTTGTCCTGTTCGGGAATCACGCCGTCCTTCAGGAAGTCCTCCAGGTCGGCGTCTGCATACCACTGTCGGCCTACGTCCACGCTCTCGTCCACATCTTTCCATGCCCACTTATACCCGTAGATATTCTTCGGTTCGTATTTCTTCGTGCCGAACGGATAGCAGAACATGAAGATGGGATAGTTGCGGGTGGCATTGACGAATTGCACGTAGAAGCCACCCTTCTCCTTGTTCTCCTTGCGGCTGATGACGCGGGCTACGGGCTGAACGTGGAACAGCCGCTCAACCTCCCTACCCCACTCGATCACGGTCTTAGTCTCGGCTTTCAGAGGGTTGCCGTAGAAGCCAGCGCCTAAAGAGCAGCGGTAGAGCGGTTCGCCCGTGTCGGGGTTGAAATCGGTTATCATGTCGCCTATCTTGATTTCGGCGGGGGCAGTGCCGCTTTGGTCGGAGGCCGTAGCACTTTGTTCGGTCGTTGTCCCGCCATTGTTGCTTATATCGTCCTTATTGGCTTTGTGAGTTGACATCTCCACCTTCAGCCCCAAAGCCTTCAGCCCCTCCACGGTCCAATCGCCGCGCTCCAATAGCGGCTCGTCGCCCGTCCAGTCGGCATACTGCAGCTCGGTCTTGCGGAACTCCGTCCACCCCACCCTGTCCATGCGCAGGTTGCGCTGCCACTTGCGACCCTCCTCGTCGGTCTCTGCCTCTAAGTTTACGTCGCAGCGGGTGGCCAGTTCGGTCAGTACCTCCTGCAGTTCTCCCGCAGGGATGGCTCCTGCCGGTTTACCCATCAGCCGCGCGGCGAGCTGAATGGCTCCGTAGCCCGTGACTCCGCACACGTAACACTTGAACATCGGCGCCGTGGCTCCCAGCCTTGCGTCGCGCTCCACATGCAGCGACGGATCATGGTCGTCGTGCCAGGGGCAGAGGTAGTAGGCCACAGTGCCTTTCGCGTTCTGCCGCTGCATCGTGTGCCCCCAACCCGCCATTACGTCCGCGAGGGAAATCTGGTCTAATATGTTGTGATTATTCTCGTTCACGATTTGTTAGTAGTGTCCTTCTTCTTTTTCGTATACTCACGATATTCATTCTGCAGTTGGGTAATGACGGCATCCTTGTCGGCGATGCGCTCGCGCAGGTTCTCCACGAGCTGCTGCAGCGAGGTCACCTGCTTGTCGCTCTGCTCCCACTTCTCGCAGGCCGCACAGTACATGTTGCGTAGCTGCTCCACGTTCTCTGCGGCCTGCTCCATCTGGCGGCGCAGTTCGTCGCGCTCCGCCTGATAAGGATTGTTGCCCAATAGGGCTGAAAGAAGATTCTTCAGGTATCGTTTCATGTCGAAAGCCTCCCTACTTGGTTCGTGTGATACAGATGGCCGATGCGTCGTAGTCCGTGCGCACCTCATACTCCTTGTCCTCCAGCTTCATGTCGTGTACCTGCACCTTAACCGACTTTATCTTCTTCTTGTCGGCCAGGGTGAAGATGCGCGACTGTCGGACCCGCATGCCTCTTAACTCTTCTTTGCTCACAGTCTCCTGCATAATTGTCTGAAAATCTCTTAAATTATATGCGTTAATAACACAAAAACGGGAGAAAAACCTTACCTTTGCAAGTGTTCTAAGTTCGCAAGGCGACGCACGGCTCTCCGCTGAGAGGCGCTTCACTGCGCCTGCAGGTTCTCCTTGTACCCGTCGGTGAGTTAATTAACTAACTCGTCTGCAAAGGTAAGAAAGTTATCTCAAAGTCGTGTTGATTGCTGTCGATTATTAACGTAATTTAATTATAGTTTCAACATGGCAAAGAAAGAGAAGAACAATTTCACACGCGCCGTGGAATGGCTCATAACCCACGGAGGAGTTAAGAATCAGAAGGACATGGCCGAGCGCATGGGTACGACGGAGAATACCATATCGCGCAACAAGCACGGTGGTGTACAGCGTCCTGATGACGACACACTGCGCAAGTTCAACGAACAGTTTGGCAGCATCATCAACCTCGACTACCTGCGCGGCGAGAGCAAGGTGATGCTGGTGAAAGACCTTGTCGCACGTCAGTCTGCCAAACAGAGCAAACCTGCAGATAAAACGGCGTCACTCCTCGCTGCAAAGGACGAGACTATTGCCGCAAAGGACGAGACGATTGCTGCCTTGAAAGGCAAACTCTCTGGCATAGATGAGACCATTACCTCGCTGAAGCGCGAACTCACTGTCAAGGATGACGTCATCGCCACGAAGGACAAACTTATCAGTAACCTTCAGCAACAGATAGACGACCTGCGCATGCAAGTCGCCTCGGAAAAGGGGCTCCACTCGGCTGGTATTTCCCCATCGGCAGCTGCTGAACAGCACACATAGCCGCACTACGAACACACGGAGTAGTGGTGACAAACCGTTGGAACGGGTTGTCGGTATCGTACAGGGCATAACGAGGCTCTCCATGATCAAAAGACTAATTCAGCTTAAACCAGAAGCCGTTCTGTGCGACCAGGATGATGCGCGACGGCTGCCAGACATGGCTGTCTTCAACGATAGAGCCTGACGTGCCAGACGAATACTTATACGTCTTCACCATGTACGCATGACTAAGTGTAAGCGAGTCGGCTGCATAGCCGCCAGGCGTCAGTTCACCATAGTCCTCGATCCACGACGCCACGAACTTATTGTTCGCGACACATCCTATTATGGGTGCTCCACTTGCCGTCTGAGCATGACAGTAGACCGTCACCATCTTGCCGTCGCAGGTTGCAGGGTCTGGCAGCAGCACCGTGCCGCTGTTAGATGTCCCCCTCCATGTCTGACTGGTGGTTTTCGGCATAAGCATTACTATGTCGGCCATGCCTGTCGTCGCGTAAGAGAGACCTCCCTTAACGTACTCACCACCACCGCCGATGCATTCGCCGCCGTCGAAAAAATAGCATATTTTGTGATAGAAGTTTGTCGCTTTCACCGTCCCAGTGAACTCCCCGCTCGTCGCATATACCTCACCGCGTATAAACGCATCATTCTGATACGTCTTTCCCGTGAGCAGGTTGACGGCATAGTTGGGTATGAAGTTGTGGTGGTCGGATGCCCACTGTCCGCTTGACGACGAACCGGGTGTCTTGTACTTGCCTGCGTGATCCTCGTTGGGGTAGGCAGGGTCGAACCAGAAGTAGGTAGGTTTCTCATCCCCACTATTGATGTACGTATCGGGGTCTTCGTACTTGCCGTGGTATTCCGTGCCGTTGATGGTGCCATGCACGGAGATGAGCCAGTCGCCGCTGACGACGGCTGCGCCGAACTGCGCGAAATCGGCAAAGAGATAGCGGGCGCGGACGAGGTTGTACTGGCTCATACCCTGTACCCAGATAGTTTGACCAGTAGTGGTAGGGCCAATGTGTGTGCCGTTCACCACATTGCTCTCGGCATTGAGGTAGTAGATACTGGTGGTCTCGCCAGTGCCGCTCACCTCCACGGCCACCGTCTGACTGCCGTTGCTGGTATATTCTACGTCTTCGCGGTATTCGCCGGCCATATAGCACAGCTTGCCCATAGCACCGATGGCTCCAGTCAAACAGATGTAGGAGGTCTGGTCGTTCACGCCTGCCGCCGTGTAGTGCATGATGCGCTCCCAGACGTAGGGGTGGGTGGCACTCGGGTCGGGAGCCGACGGGAACCAGCGCACGCCGTTCACCTGATAGAGGTCTCCGTCGGCATGGCTGGTGCGACTGCGACTCAGGGCGTAGGCGTGCTCGTTATATGGGGCGTTGTCGCCCTTCAGGTCGTCCTCGTGTGCCATGTAGGCCGTTGCCGTGCGGCCCTCTTCCAGCTTGGGCATGCAGATGCAGGAGATGGAATGATTGCCTGTGCCGCTGCCGTATGCCTGGTAGAATTGCAGATTGAGTGTCTCGGTGCTGATGCTGCTATTGGTGAGGAATGTGATGGTATGTCGTGCGCCGTCCCATCCTCCAGAGATACGAATATCGTTATGACCGTCGGCTGCGACCTGATATTCTGCGCCGTCAAGAATTACCTTTCTGTCGTTGCCAAAGATGTTTGTGCGTACACCACTGAAAAGATTATAGAACGACAAGATAAGATTTCCACCGCCGTTTGCAACAAAAGCGTTAAACGACAAAGTGTACCATGTGTTAGCTTTGAGTTTACCGAGCAGGCTTTGGTAGAAATTCACATAGTCTTCGTTAGCCATAGCATTAAGCCGGATCGACTTCCGTCCATTGACAATGGTGTCTGCTGCCGTGTCGATGACAACATTGGTATTGCTGCTCCTGTGCCATGCCTCCAGCACAAAGTCCAAACCCCGGTCGAAGATGGTGCGCAGCAGTATGTTGGGATTGACCTCCTGGGCATCGTCGCCCTTGGGACCGGTGTCGCCGTCCTTAACGACTGTTATCTGCGGTATTTCCTTTAAGACTGTGTCGTCGTTTTTTATGAGTCTCAATACAATGCCGGCGGTGGCTGTGCGTACAGACGCCGACGGGATTCCATACGACATTCTAAGCATGCCGCCTTCCTCGATTCTTAACCTCTCGCAGCTTCTCCATGCTTTCCCGTCAACGCTGAATTTTACTTCATACACCGGGCTGCCGTCTAAAAGCGCAATAAAGGATATTTCTGTCCGCTTAGTCCCCGCAATAGAGAAAGCCCTGACTTCGATGTCGCCCGTCTCAATCGTCCCGTCGGCCTTGGCGTTGATGACACTTACACTGGGAACGATGTCATAAGTGACGCCATCCTCGGCCCAGCGGCTCCATAGCGACATAGTGTAGTCGTTGTTCTTGCCTGTGTATTTCGTCCACTGCCTGGTGCCGTCGGAGGCTGCTGCGCCTTTGCTGCGCGTAGCCACCCATTCGTATGGGT